TAGGAAGAACGACGCTATTAGAGACGATGTTAAGTCTAACATAGACGATATTCTATCTAAGTTCGTGGTGTAATATGAGTGAAGGTAAGAGTTATATTGCGCCGTTAAAAGTCCTACGGATGAAAGATTGGACATGGATATTAGACATAGAATCTGATATAACTGTTAGAACTGACTTTCCTAAGTACAGATCAAAGTATGAAACGATAGATGACATGCCAGACGCCGTGAGAAATAAGCTAGCTATGTTATTGTATATGCCTGTGGTTACGGAGGTTGGAGCCCCTAGGTGTATTAAGGGGATAGGCAGTCGCCCAGATAAGGATGTTTTCTGGGTATATTTAACTACAGAGGAGACAGCAACACTGCACAAGTTGTAACCTCATTTTATTGGGACATTATCACTCAGGTGATTTTGTCCCTTTTTTTTAACTAGGAGAAATTAATATGGCTATAGAAAAATCAACATTCGGAGACACTAGAACTGACGGTAGTAGAATTGTATTACCCGAAACAGAAACCGTTGTCAAAAATGTAAAAACAGATGAAGAGTATTCAGACATAGCGGCGGCGCAAGCCGATGTTGCGGATATTAGCACAAGCACCACACAGGATGATATCTCTCAGAGCGTAACTCTACGAGTGCTGAAAGGGGTAGGAGCCGAAGGCGGTACTAGCTAGTGGCGGACACGCCGGAGAAGAAAGTTAAGAAGAAGATAGTAGCTATACTTAAGAAACATAACGCCTACTATTTCTACCCTGTTACTGGGGGCTATGGTGCATCGGGGGTTCCCGATGTTGTAGCCTGTATTAGCGGGGTTTTTTTTGGCATTGAAGCTAAGGCCGATTTGAAGAAAAATAAGCCAACAGCCTTACAGCAGAAGAACTTAACTGACATTGAAGCCGCCGGTGGGGTAGCTCTAGTAATAGACGCGAATAACTTAGATGTATTGGAGGACAAAATCACTCAGGTGATTTTGTCTGACCGTAATCAGAAGGAGAAACGTGATGGCTTGGTTAGACGAAAACGATATGTATGGTGATAAAGAGTTAGAAGAAGGACAGTACAAATGCCCATCGTGTGGGGGCTCTATGAAGGAGGACGTTGAGTTGTGTGACACCTGCGAATTTATGTATGATAAAGAATGTAATAAAGACTAATACTAGGAGAGCGACTGTAATGATTAGCCCAAACGAACAATTATTCCAAGCCACAGCAACTGCTGAGTTGTATCTAAGATCAGCAATCAAGTCGATAGACTCAACGTTAGGTGATGGGTACGCCAAAGATAACCCAGCCTTGATAACGGCTTTTATGCGCGTATGTGATAGTGACTTTCAGTTTGCTGTGAAGAGCTGTCGCGGTAAGCGTACGTGATACCAATATTTTTAGACTTTGAGACCTATTGGTCTCAGACCCATTCACTAACCAAGATGCACCCGATTACATATGTAACCCACCCAGATACAGAGATTCAATCTGTAGCTATTAAAGTAGGTGAGCATGGTAAGACTAAAGTTCTATTCGGGTACGACAATATACAAGCGTTTGTGTGGGCTATAGATTGGTCGGATAAACTTGTTGTAGGGCATAACTTATCTGGGTTTGACTCACTGATATGTGCATGGAAGCTAGGCATCCGCCCTAAAGCGTGGGGTTGTACTGCCGCAATGGCTCGTCCCATGTTCGCTAAGATAGGAGGTGTGTCTCTCAAGTCCGTTGCCTCTAAACTAAAGGTAGGGAAAAAACTTAACTTAGAGGCGACTAACACAAAGGGTAAGTACCTAGCTGATTTTAGTAAGGCTGAAATAGAGGCTATGCGAGAATATAATAAGGTAGATACTGATCTTTGTGCTGCTATATTCTACAAGCTAGCTCCTATGACAACGACTAAGGAATTAAAGCTAATCGACATGACAATTCGTATGCTGACCGATCCCAAGTTCATAGTTAATGAGCCTTTACTGCAAAAAGCACTGGTCACAGAGGCCGCCAATAAACGTCAGAGTATATTAGAAGTAGCTAATATAGTATTGCCCGAGGAACACCTGAAGGGACTGGATGACGACTCAAAAGTTATTGAGACGAAGATGGTGCTGGCAAGTGCGCCTAAGTTCGTAACCTTCCTTACTAGGGTTGGGGAGGAGATACCTATGAAACCCAGTCCGTCTAATCCCGACAAACAAATCCCGGCTCTAGCTAAGACAGATCAGGGGTTCATAGACCTAACAGAAAGTAGTAACCCTTTAGTCAGCGCGGCGGCGCAAGCTAGACTAGACGTCAAAAGTACTATCCTAGAGACCCGCATAAAAACATTTCTGGAAGTGCAATCTAATGCAGGTGGGCGTATGCCCATAGCTCTAAACTACTACGGCGCAGATACTACAGGAAGGTGGAGCGGATCATTTAAGATGAACCAGCAGAACTTACCCAGAGTAAACCCGAAAGACCCCAAACTATCGGATGTTCTACGCAAGTGCCTACAAGCCCCAGAAGGGTATAAGGTAGTAGTAGCTGATTTATCCGGCATTGAACTACGAGTAAACCATTTCCTATGGAAAGTAAAAGCTAGTATGGATCTGTTTATAGCTGACCCTGATGGAGCTGACTTGTACATAGACTTCGCGAGTGTATTATATGAAATACTATTTAAGGACGTAACGAAGGAACAACGGCAGGTAGGAAAAGTAGCCCATCTAGGGTTGGGGTTCGGGGCGGGGAGCAAGACGTTCCAAACAGTAGCCAAACTCATGGGTGGTGTAGAGCTAACTGAAGGTGAGTCTAAAAAGGTAGTCGACAAATGGAGAGATAAATACTGGGATATAACTGAAGGGTGGAAAACCTGCCACTCAGGGTTAAAGTGCATATTCAACGACAAGGGTCATATATGCTTAGATCCGTGGGGTTTATGTTATACCACCGCCGAAGGGATACAAACCCCCGTAGGTATGATTCGATATCCGCACTTGAGGGAGGAGTACGAGCCTGTGCTTAATGAAGATGGAACACCAACATTAAATGAAGATGGAACGCCGGCTCTAGGGAAGGGAGAGTGGTGGTACGGAGAAGGGCGTAATAAGACAAGAATATATGCAGGGAAGATAACTGAGAATATAGTTCAGCATTTAGCTAGAGGTGTAATAGCAGATATGGCGCTCTCGTTTAGTGCTACTCCACTGGGAAAAAAGTATAACTTAGTACATACAGTGCACGATGAGCTTATCTATATAGTTAAAGATGAGGACGCTAAGAACGTCCTTGACGAAGTGCAAAAGATAATGAAGAATGGAGTTACGTGGTGGCCTGAACTAATTACTTCTAGTGAGGGTGATATTGCGCAAAACTATGGAGATGCTAAATGACGTACGCGGAGTTAGAAACAGAGCTGAATATAACCCCAGCTATGATTGAGAAGTTTCATTGCATGAAAACAGTATCGGTGCCCTCTGCCGGTTTAATAATAGCCCCATCTGATATAGAAGGTATGGGTGTAGTAACCCAAACACCTAGATACATAGAAGAATATATAGCTGTAGCAGTTTTAAACGGTGATCGCACAGCTTATGGGCGTTACTTAAACCATAGTGATGATCCTAACGCCTACGTGGGTGTAGGCCCCGGGTATGAGATGTATATTATAATGTCCCGAGCTGTCCCTAAAAACACCGAAGTTACTATCGACTACCGTATTATTTTAGAAGGGGGTCTTAATGACAACGTGGAGCTTTAGCGCTATAAAGGAATATGAAACTTGCCCTCGCAAGTACCACGCGTCCCGCGTAGAGAAACTATACCCCTTCCAACAATCCGCAGCGGCTAAGTATGGCAACGAAGTACATGAAGCTGCCGAAGTATATATCAGAGATGGCACCCCGCTCCCTGCGAATATGGTGCACTTTCAACCCCAGCTAGATAGTCTTAACAACATAGAAGGGACTAAGCTGTGTGAACATAAGATGGCAGTTACGCCAGACTTAGAACCGTGTGATTTCGATTCTGATAGCCGTTGGGTTAGAGGAATTGCCGACCTTGTTATTATTAATAAGAGCAAAGCATTTGTAGTAGATTATAAAACAGGTTCAGCTAAGTACCCCGATAGAGGTCAGCTTGAACTTATGGCTTTAATGGTGTTTAAGCACTTCCCTGAAGTTAAACGGGTGAAGGCGGCGCTAGTATTTATGGTGCATAATAAAGTAATAAAAGCCGAGTACACCAGCGTCGGCGATGACCTAATGTGGGATAGTTGGAAGTCCAGAGTAGCTTTATTAGACGGTTCATTTGATAACGATCAATGGCCTCCTAAGCCTAACGGGCTATGTAGAAACTGGTGCCCAGTTGAACACTGTGAGTATCACGGAGATTGATATGCCTTACAAGAACAAGAAAGACAGAGATTATAAGCAGGAGCGTCAATACGACGGGCGTCCTGATGTAAAGAAACGCCGCGCCGCTCGTAACAGAGCTAGATATAAACTTATGAAAGAAGGCAAAGTACGTAAAGGCGATGGCAAAGATGTAGATCATAAAAAGCCACTGACTAAAGGCGGATCTAACAAAAGAAGTAACTTACGAGCAGTTCCCTCCAGTAAGAATCGCTCATTCAAACGCACTTCAACTGGCGCTGTCGCGTCTAAACGAGGCCAAACTCGTCCAACCACGTCCAAACGAAGAAAGCCTAAAAAGTCTAAAAAGTAGTTGACACGCGTTATAGCCGGTGTATACTGGCTATAACATTTTTACTAGGAGCGCATTCATGGACATAGTCGACGGTGGAAATCTCCACCTCAGGGTGAAAGATCGCCAAAAGATTCTTACTGCTATACCGCTAAGCCGCCCAATGGGTGAACATTCAGTGTTTGTTAAATGGACACTAGAAAATGCAAGACGTCTAAATAACCTAAAAATCCGCGATACCCCCTCACCCATACGCCAAGACTATAAATGGCCCGGAACGTTTACCCCCTACGCGCATCAGAAGACTACCGCTGAGTTCCTAACCTTAAATAATAGATCCTTCTGCTTTTCAGAGCAGGGGACAGGTAAAACTGCATCAGCTATATGGGCGGCGGACTATCTAATGTCTATAGGAGATATAAAACGGGTGCTAATAGTTTGCCCTGTGTCAGTTATGTATTCGGCATGGCTAAATGATTTATTCAGTCTGGTTATGCACCGCACTGCGGCAGTAGCGCACGGGTCTAAAAAGAAAAGAGAAGCTATATTAGAGGGCGACCATGAGTTCGTGATAATAAACTACGACGGTATCCCTATTACCGAGTCATTACTTGTAAATAAATTCGACCTAATCATAGCTGATGAGTGCAACTTCGTAAAAACAACATCTACCAGACGATGGAAAGCGTTCAATAGAATTCTAAACCCCGCAACTAAACTATGGATGATGACAGGCACCCCAGCCGCTCAATCTCCTGTTGATGCCTTTGGATTAGCTAAGTTAGTAAACCCTAATAGAGTACCTAGATACTTCGGGGCGTGGCGGGATAAAGTAATGATTAAGATGAGCCAATTCGTGTGGTCTCCCCACCCTAACGCCACTACTTTAGTAGGGGAGGCGCTTCAACCAGCGATACGATTTACTAAAGAGGCGTGTTTAGATCTTCCAGAACTAACGTATCAGACGCGAGAAGTAGAACTTACCCCTCAACAAATCAAATACTATAAAGAAATTAAGTCACAACAGCTCACAATGGCCGCCGGAGAACTTATAACAGCGGTACACGCGGCGGCGGGGCTTACAAAGTTACTGCAGATATCATGTGGGGCTGTATATTCTGATTCAGGTAAGGTAGTGGAGTTTGATGCTAGTAGTAGGCTAACTGAGATGGTAAGCGCTATACGCGAGGCAAGCCACAAGACAATAGTATTCGTGCCATTTAGGCATGCTATTGAGATAGTTAGTGCCAAATTGAAAGCGGAGGGCATTTCATCTGAGGTTATAAACGGAGCTGTATCGGCAGGGAAACGAGCCACTATATTTAATAGGTTTCAAAAGGAAACTGACCCTCATGTATTAGTAATACAGCCTCAGAGCGCGGCGCACGGAGTAACTCTAACTGCCGCCAATACTATTATTTGGTTTGGGCCAATTGCATCTGTCGAGACTTGGTTGCAAGCCAATGAGCGTATTAATAGGCCGTCTCAACTTAATAAAATGACGGTGATTAAACTAACGGGATCTCCCGTAGAGAAGAAAGTATATAGAGCGCTAGAAGCTAAAGAGTTAGCTCATAAACAACTAACGTCTTTATATGAAGACGAATTAAACGATAATTAGGAGGAGTATTATGGACGCAGGTAGACTTGTAACTACATATATTAAAATTAGAGACGTGAGAAACGAACTAAAACATAAGTTCGATGAAAAAGACGCCGAACTTAAAAGCCAACTATCTACTATAGAATCCGCACTTATGGAATCTATGGAGGGGTTAAACGTAACCAGCCTTAAGACTGATAACGGAACTGTATTTCGCACCACCAAAACTAGATATTGGGCACCTGATTGGGACGCGTTTAAGGCGTTCGCACTGGAGAATGATGCTGTTGACTTGTTTGAAAGAAGAATTCATCAGTCGAATATGAAAGAGTTTTTAGCTGATAATGCTGAATCAGTACCCCCAATCGCGGCTGACAGCCGTTATTCCGTAACCGTTAGACGAGGAAAATAAAATGCAAGAGCAACCGGAGTATCTCAACTCGGAAGACGCAGCTAAAGTACTTAGCGTGTCTTTAAGTAAACTATATATGATGAGGCAGCACGACCAACTGCCCTTTATTAAAAATGGTCGGAAAGTTATGTACAGAAGATCGTCATTATTAGAATTTCTTAATAATCTTGAACAACAGAGTGTCACAGGAGCCAATACATGAGCGAAGAAAAAGAAGTATCTTTATTTGAAAAGGGTGTGCAGTTACCAGCGCACATGCGAACTGGAGAGCGCGACGAGTTAACTAGATCTTTACTTGGTGCCGGTAGCGGGGGCGGTGGAAAACGTATTAGTATTCGTGGGTCTGTATGGCGCATGATGGTCGACGGAGAGCAGATAGCTGTCAACGAGGATAAAGCGATGAGCCTTGTTATAGTCAGAGTATCTCAGCATACTCATAGAACATATTATGCGGGCGAATATAACGCTGATGTATTTACACCCCCAGCTTGTTGGTCCGAAGATGGTAAAGTACCACACTCGACTATAGGTCAGCCTCAGTCTAATAGATGTTCTACCTGCCCTCAAAATGTTAAAGGGTCGGGTAATGGTAAGTCCAGAGCTTGTCAGTATTCTCGTGTGGCCGCAGTGTTATTAGACGGCGACCTAGACGGCGATATTTATACTTTGAAACTACCAGCTATGTCTATTTTTGGAGACCCTAAAGCAGAAACTAACATGTCTTTAGAGGCATATACTAGATTTCTAGATAAATTCAAAGCGTCTATGATATCCGTAGTAACTGAAGCTAAGTTCGATATTAACAGCTCAACGCCTAAAATAACGTTCAAGCCTCTCAGACCCCTTTCAGACGAAGAATGGGAAACTGCTACTCGACGCGGAGAATCTGATGAATCTAAAGAGTGTGTAGCTATTCCAGCATATGCAAGTATGGGCGGTTACGCCGGCGGCCCAGCCCCTGCTCCAGTCCCTGCTTCAATTCCAGCTCCAGCTCCAGTACCTCGAGGACCTAAAATAGCTGATAACAAAGCGAGACCGGATGAAAAAATAGCGGCGAAAGAAGCTAACGTAGCTGATATCTTAGACGGGTGGGACGACTAGAACTTTTAAGAGTATAGTCACGATGGCCGCATTACGCGGCCATTGCATTTTCACTAGGAGGAGATATAGCTATGGACAACATCGAATTCTTCGATTCAGTGCTTCCTAATACAGGACACTACTGTTCCGTAGGTATAACTAATGGAGCTGTACGCCAGAGCTTTGTAGAGTCAAAAGAAGATATTATAACTCGGTCTAACAAGTTAGTGGCCGACGGTGCGGATGTGTACTACGCCCTAGCGTCTTTTAGCACCCCTACAAAACGCACTGGAGTTAACGCTGCGCACTTAAAGAGTCTATGGCTAGATATAGATTGCGGCGAAGATAAACCATACGATTCACAAGAAGAAGGTCTAGCTGCATTAAAGATTTTCGTTAAAAACACAGGGCTACCTAAACCAACTGTAGTAAATTCTGGTCGAGGGTGGCATATTTATTGGCCTTTAGAAGAATCAATAAGCGTAGAAGAGTGGAGACCATTAGCTGAAGGGCTGAAAGTTCTTTGCGCATCACATAGCCTAGAGGCTGACGCTGTAGTAACGGCAGATACAGCTAGAATATTACGCGTACCAAACACGCTAAACTTTAAAGGCGAACCCCCGTTTGAAGTGTCGGTGAAGATAATAGGTGCCGCGTCAAGTGTAGCTAGGCTGAAAGATGTTATACCTATAAAAGTACCCGCCGCACCTACACCAGTAACATCTAAAATAGCGCTAAACTCTGATTCTCAGAGTAGTTTTCCTATGATAGTTCGCAAAAGCTTAAAGGGTAAAGGGTGCGCGCAGTTAGCTAACATAGTAAGTA